CTCAGACAAAGTCCAAGGTCTTTGTTAACTCTACCCCACTATTTGAAGAAATTAGCATAGGCATCTTCATAAGAAACCAATACTGGTTCCTTATAGATACCCTTTCTAACTTCCTCTATAGTATTAAGGTTTGGTAACATAGTCGGTATAAGTTTATATAGATCTCTTGAAGAAGTAAATGTTGATTCAGCTGTTGCTGACCCATACATGATCTCCTCATTTTGATTGATATTACTGATACCCTTCTTAAATATCTTTCCCATATTCATAAGGTCCAGGATTTTGTTCCTATCTTTATTGAAGAAAGAATCGATATCAAGAAGTAAAAGTTCTTTAGAACACTGTCTTATGTCAAGATTTGAACAATCCCAACCTTTGACAGTTTCTTTGAACTTTTCTATGTAGTTCACTATACCGTGGAATATAACATAGTCATTAAGCTCATTGAGATCCTTAAGATCAAAGATTTTACTCTTTGTCTTAATAGTCTCGAAAATTGAGTTCAATTTCTTAAGGTTATTTCCAGCAAGTAATCCTAATCCATCTCCCATCACCCGTTCTATTTCTGAGCGGATTAATGATTGGTTTGGAACTAGATATAATTCATTAGTTATGTTTTCTACCAACATGTTTCTCAACATGTCCGGAGTTGCATAGCCAAATGCTATATCTAAGGATTTGATGAACATACCTATCCTTTTCTTGCTCTTTAGATTAAATGAATAATATTTATCATTGATCCTAAGGCAAGAGTAGATTGAGGTTATAACAGAAACTAAATCTTTACAGACTCAGCTATTCCCTTTGACCTTAAAATAGTCATAGAGAATACTGGCAACTATGAAGGGATTTTTGATATTTCAAATAATCCCCCTAGTTGGAAGTCCCGTTATTTCTCTCCCTCCTTTAAACCATCTTTTCGCAAATTCATAAGTATCATTAGATACATGTGTTTTGTTTAAAGATATTTCTATGCCCAGACGATTGCACCACTTTATGTACATTCTTGCGACTTTGTTATTTTTTATAACAACATCGTCACCAAGAATTATATATTGTGTGAAATTGTCTATACCACATAAAAATGCACATCAGTGCACCAACATGTGGTGACATAGAGTAAAGGCAACTCATGAAGAGTAGGCACCCATTGGTTGACCAACTGAATATTTCAGGTAGTCACCTTCAGGTGTTTTAAACTTCCGAGTTGAAAGGACAAGATGTCATCTATCCGCCAATTCAGGACTGAATATTTTCTCAAGAAGTCTTTTTTGTAGACTAATTGGGAACCTATCAGTCGCTGAGGATAGATCTAGAGATCAAAAGTCTTGTTCATTCTTTTCTCAACAGTGTGTTGGGTCCTGAGTGAAGGTCCTATCGCATGGAAAGTTGTGAAGTTTATTCATCAACTGACTATGTATAGGTTTAAGAAATAATTGTGTATAGTAATCTACTATAGCAACGATTCTTAACTTGCACTCCGGATCATATATGAAGCTTAACTTGCCAATAGGTTTTACCTGTTGGTGTTGTTTAGTTCACATATATCCATACTGTCTTGAAAAGAAGTCAACACCATGACTATCTGTTATACCCCATAAGTTTTGGATGTCATTATAACTATACGAAAGTATAGAATTCTGAGCAGTCAAACTTGTTGGACCACCAGGTCCAGCTTTTGTTGAAAGATATATATCTTTAACATCGAATGGTGGTAGAACAGATTTCAGGTTAAAATCTGATACGAATCTTTTAATAAAGCCCGAAGGTATGATTTTAGTCATATTCCCCGGTCTCGTTATAGATCCATAGTCTGGTTTGATTTTCTCTTTATCCTTCTTCCCTTTTGGGACAAGTGTCCTGCTAAGGATAAGAATAGTATTTAAGAATTTTAGTTCTTCTATACTACCTCCTTTATAGAGGGGATAGAGAAATTCAAGTGCTTTTGGTCAGTGAGTTTCTTT